TCCAATAAATATTGATACCAAGCTAATATATTCATCAGAATCCCCTTTCTTGAGTAAGTAATGGCAGTTAAAAAGAATTCAAAAATAGATCTATATAAATTCGTTGCTGTCCCTAAACCCTCAGCTAAGGGAAAAACACGGGAAGGAAAAAGGCAAAATGAATTAGTAACTTCATTTGCAACATTCACTACAGGATTTAACAACTTAGGTAAAACTCTTAATTCTGTATCTCGCTCAATGGTTGAGATGCGAGATACTCAGTTTGCGATTTATAAAGCAGTTAGTTCTCAAGCAAAGTCGGGATTTGTTGCTAAATATAATCTTCCAACAGCACCTAAACCCCAGCAAGGTCCAGCTCCAAAGGAGAAAGAAGAGAAGGAATCTCCATCTTGGTTGGAATCACTATTTAATTTATTGGTTACTGGACTACTAGGAGGTCTTGCAGTTGGTGCCTTCAAGTGGTTAAGTAATGAAGAAAACAGGAAGAAGACGAAAGAAACACTAGAAAAACTTTTTGATATTCTTGGTGTAATTACTAATTTCTTTGGCACAGTTGCCTATCATGCAATTGATGGTCTGTGGCAACTTTTATGTAATGAAGATGCTTCTTGGTTAGACAAATTTGGTGGATTTATTAAAGGGTTTACTGCTCTTGGGTTGGGAATCCTAGGTATTAGGTGGTTAAAAAATCCTCTTAAGATTCTAAAAGATTTTAAAGGAGCATTTAAATTTTTTGGAAAGGCATTAAGAAAGACTGCTAGTAAGGCAGTAACTTCTCTGAAGAGAGCGGGTGTTGTTGCTCTGGTTGCTGGTGCTGCATATGGTACATATCAGATATTTAAAGGTGAAAACGAGCAAGAAGCAGCGAGAGGTGGCAAATTAAAGAAATTTGCTAGAGGTGGTGGATTTATTAATGGACCCATGTCTGGGTATCCTGTATCATTGGATGGAGGTAAATCTACTGCATTCATTGGTCATGGATTGGAGTATGTTGCTCAAAAATCATCTGGCGGATTTGTAGTCCCAATCAATACTCCAGCAACAAAGAATAATCCTGGATTAATGGGTCAGAGAATGACCGAAGCATCCCGTATGGGTTATAACCTTGGCGGTATGATGAAAGGATTTGATGGTGGTGGTGAATATCGAGATGGTGAAGCAAGAGGAGTAGCAAAACAAAGAGCAAATAAAGAGGAGAAACGTTTTGCGAAAATGATGCGATCTGCTGGTGGATTGCTTCAAGGTTTTGCTAGAGGAGGTGAGCTTGCTAAATTGGGTGATGGCACAAAACTGGTAAATGCTCCCGCTGGTTATTGCACTACTGGTGTTTTGAATACTGCTCAGGCAAATAATGCTAAAATCGGTGCTCCTCACGTTGCAACTGGACGTGACCGCAATAACCCTCGCGGTTTGATGGCACAAGCAGTGAAAAACTTTGGTTATGCTGCATTAAATATTGGTCAGTCTAAAAAAATTACATCACCATATGGCAATGTAAATGTCAAGGAGATGAATTTTGGGCAATGGAAGAAAGCAGTTAAAGGCAATAAAGTCCCATCAGGATCATTGGTTTTTTCTACAAGACATTCTGATTGGAACAATTCTGCTAGCAGCAGTGGTAATGACTCTGCGATTGCAAAGAATGGTGGTAGAAAACTGTGGAGTGGTCACTGGCAGGCAGTTGTAGATGGTGTCGGTGCTGTGTATGGTGCTGGCACTAAGAAAGTTGTTGCCCTCGTTCATCCTAAGAATCATAGAGGTGGGTATGATGGCAGTGGTGGCAGTAACGACGACAGCGGCGGCGGGGGTGAAATGGCACTCTCTGGCATCGCAAAACAAAGAGTTGGAAATGACACTGCATTCTTAAAAGAAGTAAAAAGAGTTGCTAGAAAGGTTGGTGTGCATCCTTCAGATCTTCTGGGTTTGATGGCATCTGAGTCTGGATTGAATCCCCAAGCACAAAATAAAAGCGGCGCTACTGGTTTGATTCAGTTTATGCCTGACACTGCTAGAGGGTTGGGCACTTCTACTGGGGCACTCATGGGAATGACCAGAGTTGAGCAGATGAAGTATGTTGAAAAATTCTTAACAAGAACTCTGGCAGGCGTTTCAAATCCAACCCCAGGACATTTATATACTTCGGTATATCTTCCTGCATTTGCTAAAAAACCTGCAAGTTATGTACTTGCTAAAAGAGGTGGTTTTACTGATAGTTGGGGTCATCACCCTGCAGCATGGTATACCCATAATGCTGGTCTTGATATGGACAAGGATGGTAGTATTACCATCGGTGAATTAAGTGAAAGAATTGCAAAGAAAAAGAGAGAATTTGGTATTAGCGGTGGCGGCGGCAGTTACAGCGGCGGCGGCGGTGGTGATGACGATAGTGGTGATACTGGATCACTTGTGGATGGTGTTGCAGCAGCTGCTTCTTATGCAAATCCAATGGAAGCATTTGAAGCAATGGCAGGAAAAATTTTTGGTGAAGGGTGGGATAGTTCTGGTGCTGAAGCTTCAGGCAGTCCCAATGCATCACCAGGAGTATCTGCAGGAGCATCTGGAACGGATGCTTCTAAAAAGGGCACCCCCGTCCAAGAAAATACTCCTGCTACAAGCACTGGACACTTCTCAAAATCTGGTGGTGCAAATGCAGGTGGTCCTAAAGGTGGTCCTGGCGATAAACCAACACCTGCAACAGCATCACCTTCTATTTCAGCACCATCTGGAGGATCTGCATCTGCAGCATTGACTCCAGCAACAACCGCAGGAGCAAAATCAGTATCAGCATCCTCTACACCTTCATCATCAGCGACCCTAACTAGTCAAACAAACACAAATGTAAAACAAAAGGGTGAAAGACAGCAGCAAGCAAGACAAGCAATTGCAAGTGTTGCTCAGTTGACAGAAATTCAAAATGCAGAAACAAGAAGAGTTGCTGCTGCAGCAGCACAAGGAAATGTTGCAGCAGCTGCTTCTTCCAAAAAGCAAAAACCTGTTGTTGTTCCTACTGGAGGATCATCAAAACCAAGTTTAATTTCCCAACTTAACTCTAGAAATAATATCTTGAGGACCGACTTCTAATGAGTATCAAAAGACAAAATTCAACAGACGTAAATGTTTCCTTGAAAATTTCTAGAGATCAAGGACAAACTTTCGTCAAAACCGAAGGTAATGGTGATAACCAAGCTGACGAATTGAAACAATTTTTAACAGCGTTTACCATTACAGAAGGTATTGATATACCAGCAATTTATGCAGAGTTAATCCTTCAAGACAGTAGTGGTTTGATCAACAGTCTTGATGGGAGTGAAACTTGGAGATTGGAAATTGAGACTGGAAATAGTGAAGTTGTATATTTTTTCCAAGCTTATAATATTGATAGTAGAGCTAGAGTTGGAAATGCAGAATCTTACATCATCGAAGCAGTTTCTAGAGAATTTATTTTAAATGAATCTACCAATTTGTTTGGGCATACTGATGTTGTTTTTGATAAAAAAACAACAGCAAAAGAAATTGTACAGAAAATTGTAAAGGATCTTCCATCGGTAAAAAGTGTATTTGCTGAAGACTCTCAAAATACACATAGTTTTGTAATTTCTCATTGGAGACCATTTGATACAGTTTTTTGGGTCGCAAAAAATTCTACTAGAGCTGCATCTAGTGGAGCAGAACCTCAAAATGGATTTATTTTCTGGGAAAATAGAATGGGATTCCATTTTAAAACCATTGATAAAATCATTGATGATGTTAACAATCAAAGTTATGATATCGAATCAGACTTAAAATCAGGTAAAGCAAGACTTTATCGTTATAAGTATGAACCCAAAAAATCTGGAGATGAAGATTCTGATGATTTTAGAATCGATAATATTACCTTCCCAGAAGATAGAAATCTGCTGATGAAAATGCGAAATGGATCTTGGTCTGGTTATAGTGTTGGATTCGATCCATCAAAATTTGGCAATTCAAAATTATCTACAGAAGCACCAAATGCAGATAATCCATCAACTTATGATATAAGTAAGTATTGGAGTAAGATGAGTCATATTACAGGTGGAAAAAATCCTGTAGAAAATTTTACGGATGAAGTTAAAACTATGATGAAAAAACCAAGGAGAATACGTTATAGTATTCTCCCTAATAGAATATTTGACCAAAAGGGATCTACAACTGATAATAAAAATTATGATGAATTGCCCTATCTACAAGCATATCAGCACTTAAGGTTACAGAGTTTTAAAAACATTAAGCTGATGGTCAATATTCCTGGTAATATGGACTTGTATGCTGGTTATGGAGTTGAAATCGACATCCCAAAAACTAAACCTCAGGGTGACGCTATGGTAAAAGATCAAACTTTTAGTGGTAGATATGTCATCGCTGGGATTAGGCATAAGTATGCTGGACAAGCAATTTACACTGAAATGCTTCTCTATAGGGACTCTATACCAGACAATAAATAACTAAAACAATCACAACACTTTCATGGAAAACATTGAGCAGCACATTGAGGCGGACAAGAAAATCCTTAATGACCCAACAATTTCGCCACAGCAACGCCGTCATATTGAAGGAGAGTTAGAAGAGTTGGAGCAATATCATGAAAATCATCCAAATGATCATCACGATCCTACACCACTAGAGCTTTATTGTGATTCTCACCCTGATGCCTCTGAGTGTAAAATTTATGATGACTAATTTTGAAGAATACCTTTTAGGTTTATATGATAACAGACAACAAGCACAATCTCATCCCACAGAGTTTGCACAAGTGTACATTCTATGGGAGAAGATTGATGGTGGATACCATTCAAAAAACTACTATAGATCAGACGGTCCAAGTAAACCTTATCGAGAAAGATACCATAAGATCATAGAAGTCTCTGACACTGAAGTTGTAGTCGAAAATTATCTCACAGACTGGACAAGATGTGAAGGATGTGATATGATATTCAAGTGGGATGGACAGGCATGGCACGGACAACTTGTTTCTGATAATTGTTTTGTTAGAGATGGTGTCCGCGTTAAACCTGAAATTCATCTAACAAAAACTGGTCTTGAAAGTAAAGATCAGGGATTTGACTCTGAGGGCAATATGGTCTTTGGTAGTTTATCTCTATATAAATTTAAACGAGGGCGATTAACTCAGCGGTAGAGTGGCCTCCTTACAAGTGGTAAGTCACTGGTTCGAATCCAGTATCGCCCATCCAATTTTTTTATTATGGAAGTAATCTTAACAAGAAATCATTTTGATACTGCTTCCAAGGTTACTTGGGAAGACGTAATGGAAAAACTGGCAGATGAGTTTCAGAATAAAACTCCGAGAGTTTTAATGGAGAATAAAAACTCTGGTCCTACTATTATTTGTCACAATGCCAATTTATCGAAATCGATATATGAGTGTATGCAACAGGTTAGCAAAGAATATGAATTAGAAAGTTGCCATGTCTATGTTTCTTTTGCTAAAAGCAGTAACACCTTTGGTAGACACAAAGATAGTAATCATGTCCTAATTGTACAAGCAATAGGGAAGATCAGATATAAGTTTGATAACGGAGACATACATACTTTAGGTCCTGGTGACAGTCTTTTTATCCCTAAAGGTTTTTATCATGATCCTGAAGTATTATGCCCTCGGGCAACATTGAGTTTTGGAGTAAAGGACAATGAAACAGACAGTATTTGAAGTGCCTCTTTTCAAATATTCAATTCCAAATTGGATAGAAAGAAAGGCAAAACTGATGGAAGTCCTTCCCAAAGAAGGATACACCGATTTCTTTAAAAATAAAGCAACAGGTCTTCCAGAATATGTCGATACTCTTGGAGAAGTGATTATGGAATGTATGCAGGATTTTGCATCACATTATCCATGTCCAGTTATGCTTACTAGTGCTTGGTGTGAACGAGCAAAGAAATATGATGTGCATGGTCCACATAACCATGGAGCAACAGGATTTTCTGCAGTTCTTTATGTGGAATTCGATCAGTTTGAGCATGATGCAACTAAATTTTGGTCTCCGTTTAGTGATCCTGCCACAGGCGATCTGATGGAATATCAACCTATTGTCAAAGAAGGTGACCTAGTTATTTTCCCAGCATTTATGATTCATGAAGGTCCGATGAATAAGAGTGATAAAGAAAGAATCATTGTATCTTTTAATATTATGGGAGAAGATGTAATGAAAGCATACTATAGTGGTCTCAATAAACAACCATTAACAAAAGACCCCTCAACTGAAATGTAAAATCATTATTAAAAATGCTTGATTTGTGAGCGTACGCGGATAAAATACTATGGTAACTCACTCAGGAGACTATGACTCTTCCCAACAATGGCAAAAAACTAACTCAAAATGAGATTACTAGTATTGAAATTGCTATGAAGGATTCTGGAATTCGAGCAATCCATCCAGAGAAAATGGAAGCGTTTGCACATTTGATGGTGCAAAATCTTAAAGGAGTTAATAGTTACTCCCAAGATGAATAAATATTAAAAAGATCAAATCGATTAAACTATGTTGGGTACTGTTGACGGAATTATCAGCGAGCAAAGTACTAATTTTGTCGGAAAAGATGGATTTTTCTGGTGGGTTGGTGAAGTAGAAGATCATGAGGATCCCTTAGAGCTTGGTAGAGTCCGAGTCAGGGTGATGAATTTTTATACAACACCCGATGGTGGAAGTAATGATAAACTTCCAACTGATAAATTGCCATGGGCATCAGTATTACAACCAACAAACCAAGCAGGTAATGATGGTCAAGGCGATTCCTCTGGTCAACTGCAACCAGGGGCAATCGTCATGGGTTTCTTCATGGATGGAGAAAATGCTCAGATGCCCGTTGTAATGGGTGTTATGAGGATTGACAAGGGAGAACCTGGATCCCAAAAAGATAATAAGCAAATGCTTACAGGTCAGAAAATTCCTACTGGGTTGGGAGCAAATGCATCTAACTTGCAACCAGGACAAGTCAATACTGGATCTGGAGCAAAATCTGGAGGCACACAAAATAATAGTCCAGCAATTCCTGGGTCTAAAACTGTACCACCTGGCACTGGTTCTGGTGCTCCTGCAAACGTTGGAAATGCAGCTGGAGTAAGCGGATCATCTACAAACAGTCAAAAACCAACAACTCCATCAAAACCAATCCCAGCAGCTGCGGGAACTGGTGGACCTTGGAAAACTTTAGAATATCAATTAACATATTTGGTTGAAGATCTGGCGTCATCTGCAAGTAATTTAATCAAAGGTGAAGATGGAAACTTTATCGATGTTATTGAGAATAAAGTAGTAAGTGCCGAGAAACTTTTAGCAAAAGTACAAAACTTTTTGAGTGCAGTTTTTGCTCAAGTTGTTTCTGCAATGAGACTGCAACTTGACAAACTTGTACAAGAGATTGAAAAATCATCATTTGTTACTTCATTTTTGGGAATTCCTGGCGGCACATTTGCCGTTATTCAATCAGCAATTTCTGCAATTCTAAGTTTGCTTTGTAATATTGATTCTCAAATTGTAAGTTTTATTCAAAATCCACTAGGATATCTTGTCAATCTTGTTAATGGAATTGTTGATGGTCTGATTAGTAAGGCAGAGGCAGCACTACAGGGCGTCCAGCAAGTTATTGATTCGATCGTTTGTAGTGTCCAAAGTATCCTTGGGCAAGTTTCTAGTGTTATTAGTCTAGTTAAGAGTGTTGTTGGCACCGCTGGTGACATTCAACAGATTATTGAAACTTGGGAAAAGGGAAGTAAAGTTTTTGATGAGGGTTTTGATCTCGTAAAACTCGGTATTGATGGTCTTGTAGGTCTTCTTACAATACTTTTGAGTCTATTTGATCTTGGATGCAATAGAGAATCTAGTGGTGGTGAAGAGGATGTCGGTTGGTATCCATTCTTCGGCACCACTGCTTGTACTCCATCAGCACTTGCTGGAATTCCAACTGGTAGTGCCTACGGTAATTGTGGTGGTGGATCTGGAGGAGGATTTTTAGATTCTTTCATTGAAGAAGCAGATCCATATTTAAGTGCAGCTAAAAACTTTGTCAACGGTGCATATTCAATGCAACTTGGCACCCCTGGTAGGCAAGCGACTATTGTTAAGGATGCATCTGGCAAAACTACAACATCAATTAAGCAAAATAACACTGCCTTAGCTCAGCATAAAGCAAGAAAGGATATACGAGAAAAAAATCCTAATCTTTCCACCGAAGAGGTAGATAAACTTGCTCAAGAATATACCGCAAAGCAAACTGGCAGCAGCAGCGAGCAGGGAAATCTGGTTGCAGACCACACAAACTATCCTGGGAATCATACTCACGAAGTTCATGGTGATGATTGTGGAATTGTTGATGGTGATCTCTGCCGTACAGTTAATGGTGATTATCGTTTAAAAATTACAGGCGACTGTCACATTGAAGTTGGTGGAGGTTTCTTCCTTAATGCTCAAGGAGCACCTAAGCAGGTTGATAATAATGGAAATGATAAGGGCAAAAAAGACAAAATCCAAAAACACTCAATGTCTTTTGGATCTGACTTAGATATTATTGTTAATGGTGCTGGACTAAAAACCAACTGTACAAATTTGGAAGTTGGTGCTAGAGACATTAAAATTAGTGGATCTGCATATGAAAATACAAGCAAAACAGCAACGTTTTCTCCTGGCGAGTTTGTAGTTAATGCAGGTAATGCAATTACAATGAATACTGCGACCATGACACAAAATGTCAATTTCCCTCCTGTTTCACTTGGGTCTTATGGATATCTTGTAAATGTTGGTGGTCCGATTACATTCGTGCAGACACCATCTAAGATCCCAACTCCACCATTCTCAATTACAACACCAGGACCATTCCTTGCGACCTGTGCTGCTGCTGGAGCGTCCTTTACGGTTGGTGCAGGTGCTTTTAACGTTAAAGTTGCTGCTGGCGCAATATCAATGGGTGCCAGCGCCGCTGTGAGTATGGAGGCTGGTGCAGCAATGACTCTGACCGCTGGTGCAGTTATGAAACTGACTGCTGCTAGTATTTTCCTCAACTGATGTGCTATAATACTAGGGTAGTCTGAATACACTCATGGATTCCCTAGAGCACGTCTATATAGATTTTTCCAAACGAGAGGTGACAATCGAATCCGATTGTGGAAAAACTAAAACAGTTTCATGGAAATGGGATCGTGAAGGATCCGAAGGATTTGCAGAGACTGTCTCTGCTATCGAAAGTGTCACCGATGTTAGTATGCGTACTTATTGTTTTACTGAGCAATGACTGATCCTATCCGAGTAACTGAAGCAGAAGCAGAAAAGTATCTAGAGTTTATGGTAGATATGTGTGAGCGCAATCGTTGCGTTTGGCGTATCGAAAGACCTGATGGTGCTGCTGTAATTCTTGCTCCAGTTGTCCAGTCAGGTCCTCCAATTTCTAGTGAAGTTATGGATCAAGTTGAAGAATTCAAACGACAGTTTATGGAAGATAACGCTACGTCTTAA